GATATTGAATATTCAGAACTTCTTAAGGTACTGGATAGGTACAAATATCGTGTTCCTGTTAAAGGAGGATTTGTAGGTGCTAGATGGACAAAAGTTTTTATTACTTCCAATTCGCCTCCGAAGAATTGGTATCCAGGCAGAGATATTTCTGCACTAACTCGTCGGTTAAATAAAATTGTTCAGCTATAATATATACCATGGCCTTTAAGCGCTATCTCAAGCGTAAGGCAAAGAAGTATGTTAAGAGGGCTCTTTCCAAGAAGCCCATCATGAAGATGATGAAACAGGTGGCAACTAAGGTGGTTAATTCCAACTTGGAAACAAAGTATGTTACTAATACTTTCAATAACATAGCGTTTAATAGTGCTATAACATCTGGTACAGAGCAATATGCGATGTATCCTCTTTTGGGTCCTGGAACCAACACATGGCAACGTGTGGGCATAGATGTTACTCCTATTCGTGTTAAGAACACGTGGGTTGTTTCATTGGCATCAGTTAATAGGTCAGAAAATTTGTACGTTGATTTGTTTTGTCTAATTGACAAGAATCATAGGTTTTATCCTGATGTGGTCGCTAGTGGAGCACCATTTTTCCTGAGGACTGGAGATGCTACAGCAGGAACAGGTATTCAGACGTACAATGGGTTTAATACTGATGCTTTTAAGATGATAAATAAGGAACGTTACACGCTGTTGAAACATTTCAGGTTTCAGCTAGCATCAAATGTTGGTAAGGCCAACAATGATACAGTCGCAGGGAATTCTCCCAACGTAGCGTTACAGTCAGCAAAGACACTTAGTTATATTGTGGATGCTCCTAAGATATTACGTTACGACCCAACAAACAATTCAGCCAACTATCCCAACGGGCACGCGCCATTTTGGGTGCTTGGATATTCTAAAGTTGATGGTACAGCTCCGGATGTACTCAATCAAAGTGTAACTGTATCTCATATTACCGAGATGATTTACAAGGACGCATAATTAAGTTTTCTCAAACTCTAATGGAATCTGTGTGTTTGATTAGCGCGATGTCCCGCGCTAATCAAACATTACACACCTATTATAAAACTACCGCCCCCAGGCGGAACGGACCCCTGCTAGCTGATGCCGACGGATGTCGGTATCTGGTAGTCGATTGTTCGGGGTCCACCAGTAAGTGCCGGCGATTTCATCGCCGCCGGCACGAGAGAGTTTAATTCAGGTTTTTAAAGACCGAGCCATAAGTATATTATTACCTTATGGCGACTTCTGTTCCGCTTACTTCTGTTCCGCCCTCCAAGATGAGGAATGTTGTTTTTACTTTGAATAATTATTCTGAAGCCGATATCTTAAGATTACAGCTTTTAGACAAAGGTGTTAGCTATTTAATTTTTGCCAAGGAAACAGCAAGTACAGGAACGCCACACCTACAAGGATATATAGAATTTGAAAATCCCCGTTCGCCCGGCAAGGGGTGGAAGAATTTCAAAGAATTAATGGGGGTATGTCATTTTGAGCGCAGAAGAGGTACAGCTAAGCAAGCATCTGATTATTGTGAGTTCGCAGACTATCCAGCCTGCACTGTAAAAAACGAATGGATTCACAAGCATGGTGAAATCTCCCGGCAGGGAGAGCGAGTAGACTGGCAACAGGCTACTCAGCAAATATTAGGAGAAGGTCGAGAAGTGATTGATGTGGTCGCAGACCAACCCCAACTTCTCCCGGCAATCCGCGCGCTAGAAAGGCTTAAAACCCTATCCATCCAACCAGTAGAGAGGGAGGTTGAAACAACTGTGTTGTTTGGACTTACCGGCTCTGGCAAAACCCGACAAGTTTGGGAAGCTCATCCGAATTGTTATTCGAAGCCCTCGGGCCAATGGTGGGATGGTTATAACGGAGAAGAGGTTATTCTTCTCGATGATTATTATGGCGATATTGAATATTCAGAACTTCTTAAGGTACTGGATAGGTACAAATATCGTGTTCCTGTTAAAGGAGGATTTGTAGGTGCTAGATGGACAAAAGTTTTTATTACTTCCAATTCGCCTCCGA